GAAACGGGGGGCGGCGGGTTTAATCGCTATCCACCTCAGATTGACCCAAACACAGGTTACCCTGTTGGCGCATTGGTTAGTAAGCCTATAGGTCCGGGAGACGGCATGAACTACACTGGCGGCAGCAAGAACTTTGATGAAACGGGGGGTGCAAACCGTCCCGGAACTCAAGGTCCGGGAGACGGACTTGCTCCTCGCGGCTATTACCCAATCAATGATGGAAATGTAATGCCTCCCGGTGCTGGATACCCACCGCCGACAAATACAACGATGCCTCTGCCTCGTCGTCGTCCTGATAATGTTCTCGTTAGTAAACCCCCCGGTGATCTGCCCGGTAGGGGTATGCCCCCCGGATATGGTCCCACCAAGGGTCCGATTGATGGTCGCAAGCTTCGTGACATGATGGACATCACAAAACGCCGCCAAATGGACTTTGATCTCAAGAACCGCGGTGGCGGTGGTCTCCCCGGTTCTGCCCGTGATGGAATCCCTCCATCTCTAAACCGTCCCAGCAGACTTACAAAGTAATCTTCTAGTAACTGTATAGTGTTAAGATACCCCTATAGGGGTATCTACTAACGTGTATAAGTATATATATATATACTAACAGTTTCTACTGTATCTACTGTTGCAACAGTGTACTGAAATGCGTACACTGACATCACTGCGCTGTAGGCATGGCGTAGTTCTCCCAAGTTGAACTTGCGTGGGGTAGCAGCAGTGTGAATGGGTTCGTCCTTCTGTTGCCCCACGCATTTTTTTGTGCATAAGGTCACGCATGGGAAAATACGACAACATCCTCTCAAAGATCTCATCACTGCCTCTTTCTGAACAAGAGGCACTCCTAAAGGATCTTGAAGAGCTTGAAGACAAGAAGTCAGTCCAAGACTCCCGTGACAACTTCATGCCTTTTGTTGAACGTATGTGGCCCGCATTCATATCAGGCAGACACCACAAGATTATGTCTGATGCCTTTGAACGCATCGCCAATGGCAGTCTTAAGAGACTGATCATCAATATGCCACCACGACACACCAAGTCTGAGTTCGCTTCCTACCTGTTCCCAGCATGGTACATGGGCAAGTTTCCAGAGAAGAAGGTCATCCAGACAGCTCACACGGCAGAACTGGCAGTTGGATTCGGTCGTAAGGTGAAGAATCTCATTGATGGGCAGGACTATCAGAAGGTCTTTCCTGCCACAAAGCTGTCAGTTGACTCAAAGGCAGCGGGTAGATGGTCAACATCCAAGGGTGGTGACTATTTCGCTATCGGTGTTGGTGGTGCTGTGACAGGTAAGGGTGCTGATGTCCTCGTCATTGATGACCCGCACTCAGAGCAAGAAGCCACAATGGCTGCTTTCAACCCTGAAATCTATGATAAGGTGTACGAATGGTACACATCTGGACCTCGCCAGCGTCTTCAGCCCGGCGGTGCTATTATCATCGTGATGACACGATGGGCAAAGCGTGACCTGACGGGTCAAATCATCAAGAAATCCACGGAAAGACATGGCGTTGATGAATGGGAAGTCATTGAGTTCCCTGCAATTCTGCCATCTGGACTGCCATTATGGCCTGAGTACTGGCCTTTAGCTGAACTTGAGGCAACCAAGGAAGAAATTACCAGCAATGGCAACCTTGGCAAGTGGAATGCCCAGTATATGCAGAACCCAACCTCCGAAGAGGGGGCGCTCATCAAGCGTGAGTGGTGGCGTGAATGGGAAAAAGACGAACCACCAGAGTGTGAAGCCATTATTCAGTCATGGGATACAGCATTCCTCAAGACACAGCGTTCTGACTACAGCGCCTGTACAACTTGGGGCATTTTCTACAGGAATGATGACACTGGACACCCAGTTCCCAATGTCATCCTGCTAGATGCCTACAAAGAAAAGCTTGAGTTCCCTGAACTGAAGAAGATGGCACGGGAAAAGTACTTTGAGTACGAACCAGACCAGCTTGTTGTGGAAAAAAAAGCGTCAGGTGCGCCCTTGATCTTTGAACTTAGGCAGATGGGTCTTCCTGTGACTGAGTTCACACCCAGCCGTGGCAACGACAAGATTGCCCGTGTAAACGCCATAGCAGATCTTTTCTCTTCTGGATGCATATGGCATCCACCAACAAGATGGGCATACGATGTCATTGAGGAGTGCGCTTCATTCCCATCAGGTGATCATGATGACTATGTAGATAGCACATCACAGGCCCTTATACGCTTCAGGCAGGGTGGATGGATAAGGGTTAGCAGTGATGAGTGGGACGACGATGTCGATGAAGACAGATCCGTGGAATACTACTGATCTTGAGCCAAAGAAGGTGTTTCCAATTGAAATCCTTCAAGAACACAAGAAACTTACCATGAAGTACCGCAATGCCATGAAGGTGCTAGGTGGCGTTGGGAAGAGGTCATCAGGATCTCTTCATATTGGTGAAGAAATGGCACGTTCAAACCTCAGGGCATATGAGCGTTGCCACGAAATAACTGAGGCAGACAACCATTTGTTGTGAACACAGCATCCCACTTCCTAAAAGCCACAAACTTCTGCTATAGTTCGATAGAACTTTTTCTGGAGAGTCAGTATGCCCATCACCAAGCCTCTCATGCCCTTTGATTCACCCATGATCGACGAGGGTGATGATGTAGAGATTGAAATCTCTGAGGAGACGATCTCTACGCCCACAGAAGATGGCGGTATCGTCATCCAGTTTGGCTCTGATGAAGACAGTGATGAGCAGGAGGACATTGATCACAACGCCAACCTTGCTGAGTTGATTGATGAGTCTGATCTAGAGAGCATGGCATCTGAGCTTGTTGATGACTTTACCAATGACCGCAACTCCCGCAAAGATTGGTCTATGGCTTACATCAAGGGCCTTGATCTTCTTGGCTTGAAGATCGAAGAGCGCAGCCAGCCTTGGCAGGGCGCGTCTGGTGTCTTCCACCCCATGCTAACAGAATCCGTTGTTCGCTTCCAAGCACAGGCTATGGGTGAACTCTTTCCGGCATCTGGCCCAGCCCGCAGCAAGATCATGGGCAAGGTTACTGCTGAGAAGATGAATCAAGCACAGCGCGTTGAGACAGAGCTTAACTATCTCCTGACTGAGAAGATGCCTGACTATCGCAGCGAACTAGAGCAGCTACTGTTCCGTCTTCCCTTGGCTGGCTCCGCCTTCAAGAAGGTCTACTTTGACCCAGTTCGAGAAGTCCCAGTTGCAAGCTTTGTGCCAGCAGAAGACTTGGTGGCATCCTATGGTGCTTCCAGCCTAGAGACCTGCCCACGTTTCACCCATGTGATGCGTAAAACTAAGAACGAGATCACTGAACTTCAGGCAGTTGGCTTTTACCGTGAAGTGGATATTGGTCTGCCGACAGAAGAAAAGTCAGACATCCAAGAGAAGTATGACGACCTTGAAGGCTCTGACGACACAATGTTTGATGATGGTCGCTACACCATCCTTGAGATGTACGTTGACCTCAATATGCCTGAAGAGTTTGATGATCCTGATGGCATTGCCCGTCCGCACATCATCACTATTGAAAAGGGGTCAATGACGATCCTGTCTATCCGCCGCAACTGGCGTGAAGAAGATGAGAAGAAGCGCAAGAGAATGCACATCATCCACTACCCGTACCTGCCGGGTCTTGGCTTCTACGGCACTGGTTTGATCCACCTGATTGGTGGCCTTGCTAAGTCTGCGACATCCATCATGCGTCAGTTGATTGACGCTGGTACTCTTGCCAACCTGCCCGCTGGCTTGAAGTCCCGTGGCCTCCGCATCAAGGGCGACAACACGCCCCTGCGGCCCGGTGAGTTCCGTGATGTGGATGTGCCGGGTGGCGCTATCCGCGATGCAATTACTTTCCTGCCGTACAAAGAACCCTCTGCCGTTCTGTACCAGCTTCTTGGGAATGTGGTGGAAGAGGGTCGCCGTATCGGCTCCGTGGCTGATGTTCAGATCAGCGACATGAACTCTCAAGCACCTGTTGGTACTACGCTTGCACTGCTTGAGCGCAACATGAAGGTCATGTCTGGTGTTCAGGCACGACTCCATGCAGCGATGAAGGATGAGCTTCGTCTGATTGCTGAGATCGTCCACGATCACATGGACGAGACCTACGCATACGACATGGGTGGTGACTTCAATCGCATTGACGACTTTGATGGTCGCGTCGATGTCATCCCGGTTTCAGACCCAAATGCATCCACGATGGCGCAAAGAATCATGCAGTATCAGGCTGCGCTCCAGCTATCGACGCAAGCACCGCAGTTATACGACATGGGCAAGCTGCACCGCCAAATGCTTGAGGTTCTTGGCATTCAGGATGCTGCCGACATCATCAAGCTTCCTGATGACATCAAGGCAAAAGACCCTGTCAGCGAGAACATGGCTATCCTGAAGCAAGAGCCTGTAAAGGCTTTTTCATATCAAGATCACGAAGCACACATCGCTGTACACCAAGCAGCCATGCAAGACCCCAAGATTCAACAGATCCTTGGTCAGTCTCCGTTTGCTCAGGCAATACAATCAGCGGCTACAGCGCACATCAACGATCACACTGCCCTTCAGTACCGTAAGGAAATTGAGAAGCAGCTTGGCGTTCCGCTTCCATCTGAAGGCGAGTTCCTTCCTGAGGATGTTGAGCTTGAGCTTTCTAAACTGACACAGTTGGCGGCGCAGAAACTTCTTGCCAAGAATCAGGCAGAAGCAGCGCAACAACAAGCACAGCAACAAGCCCAAGATCCAGTCATGCAAATGCAGATGAAGGAGCTTGAGCTGAAGGAAATGAAAATCAAGGGAGACCTTGAGATTGAACAGAAACGCTTGGATATTGATGCTCAGAACAAGTCTGAGAACATTGCCGTGCAGCGTGAACGTATTCAATCTGAAGACTCGCGTGAGGGTGCAAGGATTGGTGTCCGCATCGCTGAGAACACTGAAGATTCAGATCGCAATGACAAAAGGGAGGGCGTCCGCATGGGCATCGACATCGCAAAGTCACTAGCTCAGATAGGTGAATGATGGAGGGTCAAATCTTTGAAGCTATCATTAGTCGCTTGCAACAACAGAAAAGTGATATAGAACTTTTTCTGGCGAATGGTGGAGCAAAGAACTATGAAGAATACTGTCGAATGGTGGGTGAGTACACATCTCTCCTGAAGACAGAAGGCGACATCAAGGATATCGAACAAAGGTTCCTTGATAACTAAGTCTTGCTTGAGCAGCAGGTGTCTGTGGGCCTTAAACCACTGCTGGAGGAAAAATGTACACTAACGAGACAGGCAAAGAAGACGAGGTTACAATGGCAAAATTGCCAGAACCTCGCGGCTACAGAATACTGATCGCAATCCCTGAGATCACAGTAAAGACTGAGGGCGGCGTCATTATCCCAGACAAGATCCGCAACGCAGAAGAGACAGCATCCTTGATTGGAGTTGTCTTGAAAGTTGGTCCTGAGGCTTACTCAGACCTAAGTCGTTTTCCCAACGGTGCTTGGTGCAAAGAGGGTGACTTTGTCATGTTTCGTTCCTACTCAGGAACACGCTTCAAGGTACACGGGAAAGAGTTCCGACTGATCAATGACGATACAGTCGAGGCAGTTGTTGAAGATCCACGGGGGTATAGCCGCGCATGAGTACCGAAATCATTGAAAACGACATCGACCTAGATCTGTCTGATGACATTGAGGTTGAGATTGTCGATGACACGCCAGAAAAAGACCGCGACAAGGGTCGCCGTGCTGATGGTGTAGAGGCTGAGATCCCTGAGGATGACGAGATTGCATCCTACTCAGAGAGCGTACAGAAGCGCATCAAGAAGCTTCGCTATGAGTTTCATGAGGAACGTCGTGGCAAGGAAGAAGCAAATCGTATGTCTGATGAGGCCATCCGTGCAGCACAAAAGCTGCATGAAGATAACCTCATGCTTCGCCGCACCATTGAAGAGGGCGAAGGCGTCCTGATCAATCAGGCAAAGCAGCGGCTCTCTATGCAGCTTGATAAGGCAAAGAGCGAATACACCAATGCCTATGAGATTGGTGACTCCAACGCTATTGCTGATGCACAGATGAAGAT